GCTTTTTATTACCTAATTTTCACACGAAAAAATAGCCTTTTTTGTGCGTGTTATCCTCCTGAGAATCCATTACTGATAACATTAGTCCATTATACTGCCACATTCTATACCGCAGGTTGTAAATCTTTCATATAAACTCCTTGGTTAGTCTTAATTATATCACGCCCATTAAAAAAGCCCCACATTTTACTGCGAGGCTTTTAACAACAAGAGGAACATAAATGACGAGGAACCAACAACTCACTTATATCCCATAATAACACACTTAATTAACTTTTAACCAACTATCGCAAACTCGTTACTAAAATCCTTAGTTGACCAGAGACATTCAATATCTACCCTTTCATCCCTAACGTATACCTCCATACTATCCTCGCCTTTGTATTTAAAATCCATTTCTGTAATGGTTGCAGTGTATGTATCACCAGCAATAAAAATACCCTCATCATCTGGCTTAATCCGCTTAACTAAGAAGTTCATTTTATAATCCCTCTTTGTTATTAAAAGGTTTCTTTGTGATGTACTCGGAAGTATATGGCCACCCTAAATCACGCCACAGTTGTTCATAAGTTAATTGAACATCAAATACATAAGCACAGCTTGAACAAGTCCATGAACCCTTAGCTCCAGTGAATGCCTTATCGCAATTTCTACACCTGCAAATGTACATTCCAGACCACCAACCATGCTTAGGCTTCCTATCGTCAATGTGATTAAAGCTGAATATATCAGTATTCATTTTATAATCCCTCTTTGTTATTTAAGCTGAGTCTGTGGCGTTTTCTGCGAAATCAGCAAAGTACTGTAGCGCTTGCTGGTCGCTATCAAAATCTACCCAATCTATATTCTCTCTTGCATAAATACATATGTGACTTTCAAGTTCCTTGATTCTACCTTCCATTCTAGCGATAGTGTCGTATGCAAACTTTAACTTTCCGGTTGGCTTATTCATTTTATAATCCCTCTTTGTTATTTAAATTGCATCAATGCTTTTCAGGTAATCAACATCAAAATGATCGTACTCTTTTATGTGATCAATCTTATAAAGAGTATAATCTTTTTCCTCTTTAACTCTTTCAGCTTGTGCTAGTATTAATGCGTCATTTTGATTTCTGGCAACTACACTTACAAATTCTGGCATGTAGTTGCAGCTTGAAAACCATACCTTGTATTCTTGTTGATCTTCCATTTTATAATCCCTCTTTGTTATTTAATTATAAGCTAAATCGACTTTAAATTCATGCTCACACATTTCACATATAGTATCTATTCCTATACTATTGTCAGTTTCATGCTCACACGTTTCTAGCCTATTACTCTCCCAAAAGTCACCGTCATCAAGTAAATCTACATCCTCGCCACAACTTGGGCATTTACAATTTAATTCAAGAGTCCATGTAGCTATTGTTGTTTCGTTACTCATTTTATAATCCCTCTTTGTTATTTATTATCTAGCTGTTTAGCTCTGAATTCATCCATTCCCTGCAATAAGTTTTGCATTGATTGAGCTTCTTGTTTCTTATGGTGCTGTAAATCCACTAACCCAGGTAACGAGCTAGGAAGCATTTCTACGGGTGTATTTTGATAAGTGGAGTACATGCTAAGGAATTCCTTTTTAGCCCACGTAAGCTTGGTTACATCCATCGAGCAGAACTCTTTCCAGCTAGTGAACGACCGTAAAGCGGCTAAAGCTTGTTTATCATCTAAAACCAAGTTGCCATAAGTACCGACTCTTCGTATTTCATGAGTTATTTGCGCCCATGCTAATTCGGCTTTTTCTTCTGTCGATAGCTCCTTAGTTTTTAGGTGTTTAATAATGTTCGCTGGCTTAGGAAAAAACTTACCGTCAACAGGATCACTAAGGTGCTGTTCGAATCCGTGGCTAACCTGCTCAATCGTATAAGCTCTTAACGATGAGAAAAACAGTTTCAGCATGATAGGCGTAACTTCGATTTTTTTAACGGTGCTGTAAAGCTCAGCAGTCGCTAAAACGATTTCTTGAAACTCTCTTTTGTTTGAATCATCCATTACCATCCACCTTCTAAGTTTTTAATGTTTTGAGCCGTTACATCAGAATACTGTTTTGCACCCTGCTGAGTTGGCTTTGAGTTTTTCTCCCAAGTTCTAACGCATGCTTTCCAATCTTTTACTTTTGTTTTTCCTCTCATCCATCCGTTTGCAATGTAGTGATCAACAAATGCTTGAGCATCTATCGTGTTACATCGCTCGTTACAATATTTATAAACCTCATCAACACTTGGTGCTACAAATCTTTTTATAGGAGCTTTAGCGACCTCACTAGTTACTATCTCTTTATTATTATTATCACTCTTATTCTTTGTTTTATTCTTATTATTATTATTACTATCTGCTACGTTTGCTAACTCTTGCTTGCATTTGCTAGCATTTGCTACCTTTTGCTTGCCTCCCTTAGAGCCAGCAATGGCGCGCCTTTCACAAGTTTTAACGTACTTTTCGTTATCTCTTTCAAACTGGTTTCTGAATGGTAAAAACACCATTTTAGTTATTTGGTCTAGACTTATTTCGCCATCAATTTGATGTGAATATATAGCCTTAAATAACTTTCCTGCTTGATCATCAGATAGGTCGTTAAGTATCTCTAAGCTGTCGATATGCAATAAAAAAGATTTCTTTTTATTACTCATATATAATTACCTTATAACTGTTAATTAAGCCGCTATCGCCAAGACGCGGTTTTTTTATGCCTTGTTCATTAAGCTTTCTATAAGCTGCCTAATAAATGCCGTTCTTGTTACGCCTTTCTTACCCGCTACCTTTGTTATGAAGTCATGCTCATCTTTAGTGAATTTAACTAGTAAAGGTTTCTTTTCTGCTTTAACCATTTTGAATCTCCTGTAATTAATCCACCCAAATGGTAATATAACTAAACATACAAAGCAACACATAAATAAACATTATAAATATATACTTTATAGGTTGACACATTAAACAACACGCGCTAATATTTGTGCAGATACGAAATACAACTAACCAATAGAGAGAAGTTATGAAAGAGCTATTCAGGATGAAACTAAACCCAACAGAGGGCGGCTTGTCGGTATGGACAGAAACATACTTTTCAGTTCACGAAACTCCATGTTATTACTTTTGTGTTGTTGACTGGATGATTAGCAGTGTACCTCCCCACTGTAGAGGCACCACTACTGGGTATGAAATGTTAAAAGCAAGAGGTGTTAAATTTAAAAGAGTATCTAAATTAAATAGCAGATTTGCATTTGAAACAAAAGAACTTGCTTATGATAATTTGGTTTATTTAAAAAAATTACAGTTAGGCCACCTTAATCGTGACATTGAATTGCTTGGCGCATTTATATCCTTTAATGAAAATAAAGGTATGACTGACTTATCTAGTGATCACGGCCAGTTGTTTATCCCTAATACCAATGAACTTGTTAATGAACACTTTAACTTTGATTAACCATAGCGCTGCATAAGTGGCGCTTAACGCAATAAGGTGAATGAATAATGAAGAAGTACGAAATTATCTATGCAGATCCACCGTGGCAGTTTAGCAACAAGAAAACAGGCGGCTCTATGAAGTCAGGCGCAGCGCATCAATATTTGACCACTGGCATTGAAGGACTCAAGCAACTAGATGTTAACTCCTTAACTGCCGACAACGCTGTTTTGTTTATGTGGTACGTGGGCGCAATGCCGCAAGAGGCTATTGATTTAGTTCATGCATGGGGTTTTACCATCAAAAACATGAATGGCTTTGTATGGAATAAACTTACAAAGAAAAATAAACCACACTTTGGTATGGGGTTTTATACTCGTGCTGGTAGTGAGTCGGTGATCATCGCAACTAAAGGTAAATTTAAACCAGCTTCACACGGCGTTAGAGCGGTATTTAATGCTGATGAACAAATTCAGTTTGAAGGTAAGGCGATTAAGCACAGCAAAAAACCTACTCAGGTTCGTGATTTGATAATTGAATTGTGCGGCGACTTGCCAAGACTTGAAATGTTCGCCCGTGAAAGTGCAGAAGGCTGGGACGTTTTCGGAAATGAAGCGCCCAACTCTATAGTGATAAATAATAAAGGATAGTAAGAAATGTTAAACATGAAAGCACTAAGAAGAATTAAGCCAGTAGGTTGTGTAGATGATTACATGGCAGGTCATGGTAAAGACGGAAGACTAAATAAAAGCACATTAGAAATCGGTCAGGAGTATCGAAAAGCAGTATATGATTTTTTATTAGCTAACGGAGCGGCTACTATCGGCACGTTATCGGTTAACCTGGATATCAGTGTTAAAGCTATCTGTAGCATCATTCAGAAGATGAGAAGAAAAGGCACTATAAAGACCGGCCCTAAAACAACGGCTGATAGTAAAAAATTAGCTTTCACTTACTTAATCGCATAAGGATATAAAATGTTAGATTTTAATTCAATCCAAAAAATGAAGCCTGATTACATAAATAAATCCAAAGCAGAAAAGTTACGCACAAGAGCAGGTAATTTAATGCAAGGGTCAAGCAGTGATACTATTAAGCGGTTTATTTCTGTATTGGGGTTTGACTGGTCACCTTGTAAAGAGGTTATATATAACACTGGATTAACTCAAGGTACTATCAGCAGAGCAGCAGCGCACCTTATTGCAGATAAGCTAATCGTTAAAAAGGTTAAGCAAGAAGGTAGGTGCAAGAATACTTATTATAAGCTGGCGTAATTAAGGAGCAATCAAATGATTAAAGGTCACAAGGATATCTCAAAGCGTGTACTAGTGTTTAGTGTGTTGGTGTGCTGGTTTGTTATCTGGTATTTAGTGGGATGACTGACAGGGTAATAACAAACGATAACCTCGAAGAATTCTTTGAGGAACTCGTTATAGCGCTTGATGAGCATAAGGTTTTAAATGCTAGCTTTCAGCCTGTCAGTACAGGCAAGTGGTCAATGGCTCGATTGTGGCGCGGTTGGATGGCAACAACTGCTGACTACATGGCAAAGAATGGCGTAACAATGCCGTTAATGGTTAACGCTGACGGGGTCACTTATTCAAGCCGACCATTTAACTCTGATGATGCGCACGAGTTATTTACTCGTCAGCATTTAGGTGTTGACGAGAATGGTGTTAGATTAAGCTGGGCTAAGTCAGGCGAACAGAGAAAGGCCACAAAGGGCGAAAGATTCAACGCGCTACGATTGCATGAGGAATGGGCATCAAGTCGAGGTATTAGCTTGTTTAAGCCTCGCGGTAGTGAATACGATAAACTTATTGATCAACAGGAGAGTTAACATGAGTATCACACCGAATATGAAACACTACCTATTATATATATTAGGTTGGTTTGTTGTTACAGGGTTGATCGCGGTTAGTGTAAGTTGCTCGGTGGTGATGCATGGCTAGATGCAAAATATGTCGCGATAAGTTCGAGCCTAAATACTTTCTGCAAAAAGCTTGCTTCAATCCTAAATGTTTAGCTGAGTGGGCAAAGAAAGATAGAGAAACCAAGGCCGATAAAGTTCATGCAGTCAAAAAGAAGGAGTTAAAGGATAATGATAAGCCACTCAGGGAAAAAGCCGCTCAAGCCGCATTTAACGCATTTGTTAGATTTCGTGACAATTCTAGTAGTTGTATTAGTTGCGGTCGTCATCATACTGGTCAATACCATGCTGGGCATTACAGAAGTCGTGGGGCACACCCTGAACTTAGGTTTGAAGAACTCAATTGCCACAAACAGTGTGCTCCTTGTAATAACTATCTTTCTGGTAATATCAGCAATTACCGCCCTGCTTTGATTGAGAAGATTGGACAAGATAAGGTTGATTGGATAGAAGGGCCGCACGAACCTAAAAAATATACGTGTGCTGAGTTGAAAGAAATTGAATTGCTGTATAAATCGAAGCTGAAAGAATTAAAAACAAAGTGATCGACGGATTACGAATTGTGCCGCCCTTATTCCTTTTGGGCGGCTTTTACTTACACATTAATCAGATGCAAAGCGTTCTTTATTCCTCCCTTATTGCCATGTAGATGTAAGTCTCACCACTCGTATTAACCTGCACATCATTTATCTTTAACTGAAAACCTGTGGCGGTTAACTCTAGGAAGTCTGCCCCTGTAAACTCGGCTGCATCACTATTAGCTTTTAAGGTAGGGTCATTACCGACAACTATGCCTCTGGTTGTATCAAATATTACCCAATGAGCAGCACCGCTAACCTGTGTTGCATTCTTAATCATTATGTACTGAGGTTTCCAGCCTAGGTCAATAATCGGCCCTGTACTGCTCCCGTTACCCACATACTCACCACATTGAATAATACCCTCTGGACTAGTGTCATCAGCAAATACGTACATGATGTACTCGTCATTTAGTTGGTTAACCGAATTACTGTTACCTAACGTAACATTGCTATCAGTCATTGCTGTATCATTCCAAGGCGATGAACTTGTTACAGCACTAGCTGTAAGGTCTAGATTAAGAAACTTCGTGCCGCCTAAATTAGTGTGTTGAACGTACCAATTAGCAGCACCGCTAGTTTCTTTTATAATCGCTAAGCCCGCTTGCACACCTAAACTGTGCGGTATTTCACGACCAGCAATATCGTCACCAGTGTAAGCAACTACATCAAAGAACTTAGGTGCTTTCTTGAATGACCAGCCAACATTATCAGTTGAAACAGCAGATCCAACATCGTAACCGTCAGGGTTAAATGCCGTAAGTGAGTTAGCTAAGGTTGATTCGGCATCAGTAAGGTTGCTTGATATAACTTGATTAACCCCTCTATCCTTATCAAACCACAAATGGTTACCTGATACAGCTCTGCTTTTTAAGCAAAAGAGATCAGCATTAATACCGCTCACTACTGATGTGCTATTACCGAACAAATCAACGCTAAAAACGTCAGCGACATTTAAGCCGCCTCCCGCTCGCATAGCTTTAACTATTTTATTAAGTAAGAGGCCCATATTAAGCCACCACTGAGTTAGCGCCCATAACTCTCCAGTTATTAGCACCACGTTTAGTTAATACTACTGCGACAGGCAAACCTACTTCCCATCCCTCTATAGTACATGAACCGTCTAGTACACCATTAAGGGTAATACCTGCTACACCTTGTATGGTTACTTGACCTGCACCCTCTTGCACAACTGCTACCTCTGCATTAATAGTAATAGGTGTAGTATCTAACGGTATAGTTACATTGTTAGGACTAGCTGCTGTCTTGTTTACTGTACCACCTATATTAACACTAGATAACGTATAGGTGACTTGTGCGGAGTCAACAGGGCGGTCGTTGTTAATATGAACATCCGAAGAATCTATATTATTTCTAATGAACAAGTCACCATCATTAGTAATGCTAAGCTCGTAATCTTTGGTCGTGTCCGGGGTTTTAAGTACTGGCCCTTGCCCTTCAATATTAAACTGAAGCTGTCCGTTTTTAGTAAAAGTTACCATAACGTCTTGAGTGATAAAGTCGCGCAATTCCATGCCATTATCGGCAGCGGTAGATATTGAGGCTAACCAGCGGTAACCTCTGGTTTTATCTGCACTAACAAAATCATAAGCTGGGCTATCTTTTTGCACTCCCATGCCCTCGGTCAATCGGTATGTTTCGCCTGCTGCATTAGGTAGAGCTACATAAAGATTAGAGCGACCAGCAATACCTCCCGTGGTATTAGTGTAGTTTTCAGGGCTATAACCTGTTATGACGTTATTGCTAGAATCATCAGATACGGTAATCTGCTTGGTGCCTACATATGCGCGACACTGCTCAGCACCACGAAGAAACCCGGCTATTGATTGTGGGAATTGATAACGCGGTGCGATAAACTCAACATTACTAACTGTTACGTTTGGTATGTCAATATTACGACTAAACCCATCTATGTTAAACCCACCGCCCTCACATAACTCAAATGTCATACCCGTAAGTACAACACCGTCTGTTGACGTTTCTGTAGAATAAATATCAATGCCAATAGTGTTAGTCGATGCAGCACTACAACCTATAACGGTAAGCCCTCGACAGCCTTCAAGAGCAATAGGCACGCGTTCACAATCTAAGTATGATGCAGTCTTAACACCAAACACTTTAAGGCCAATTAACTGAGTCTCTTGCTGTCTACGAAAGAAAACAACAGGCTCAACGGAAGCCCCAGGGAAGTCATCGCCAATAGCAACGACATTCTCAACAATGCCCGTTTGGCTTAGTGTTGGGAAAATAGTGCCATCAATCTCAATGCACCTTAGCGCTTGATGGTCAGGATGCACAAATAATAAATTCAGGTTACGAAGAAACATAGAGTCATAACCGTTTATTATCGTTAACAGATGGCAAGGTGCTGCACCTGTTCGGCTAGACATAATCTTTAAATCGTAAAACACACAAGACGGGTTAGCCTTTAGGTCTGTGTTTAAATTCTCAGATAGAAAACAGTGTTCATCACCACCCCAGTTAACAGAGTCAGCAAATATAATTGAAGCACCCGCAACAGCTTCATCCAGTAGTGATGCAGTTTCACCACCCCCAGTACCACCACCAGCGGATTCACCAAACACTGTACACATAGGTGGGAATCTAATTTCACCTGTCACTCGATATACGCCGCGAGGTAAGAACAATCTACCTCCTTGAGACGCCCATAACTTAAGAGCTTCCGTGTCATCAGTTCCATCTAGGCCATTTGTACTATCACCCATTGCGCCAAATGCCTTAGCTGATTTAGCGGTGGCATTTGCTACAGCGTCTATATCTTGCAGTCTAGCGGCGTGTGTTGGCTCTGTTGGCTCTTCTTCTATAGTTAAAGGATGCCCAGCAAAAACAACAGGGCCATTAACCGTTTGTAATTCATCTTCATTCTTTAATAGTGCATCACGAAGTATTCTTTCATTCTGTATGGCAAGCATTACGCTCAAATCTAACCCGCGTTCATTAGATAGCGCATCGAACGGGCCATACTGTTGATATTCGATCAATTGAGTATACGGCACTATTCTCTCAATCTTGACTATTACGTCAGTTAGTGGAGCTACATCAAATGTAACATCACCCCCTGAGTCGTCACCGATGCCGGTTACTGTAAAGCCTACCGTTTGCTCTACATCATCAAGATAGACGAATAGATGACTATTTTGATATGTTAAAAAGTCATAAGCAAAGACTGTTACGGAATTATTGCCCGTGTAGCTTATCTCTGTATTTGTATTTTCTACTGTCATGTTACAGTCCTATTTTATTTTATCAGGCATTACGTTTTGAATTGCGGCTTCTACTTGATCGTATCCGTGGCGTAGTAACCAATTATTTTGTAAAGGCATTAATCTTCGTGCTGCTTTTGCTTTTTGTTCACTAGTTGTCATGGTGTTCATTGGGTTTGCTTGCCATATGTATTTAGCTGTACCTGCTGATGGCCCTAACTGCGCGCCAAAACCGCCCCGTGAAACAAACTTTCTGTCTTTGTCCATTATACCTGTTGGATCAATACCTGTAAAAGCGTATTGTCTGCGGTATGCTTCACCCAAATAACCAAGTAAGCCAGTGTGGTTTATTGCATTCCAAGTTTTATCTTTAACGCTGTCTCCGCTAGTGTCACGCCCCATTGACGCTGATTTAAGCTCATAAGCTGCATAACCTAACATCATATGAGTAACCATTTCCATTGTGGAGCGTACAGAGCTTTCTTGTAACATAGGTAGCATGATTCTGTTTGTTGCTGCCATGGCAAATGATTGAAATTGAAATATAGTTTTAGCTAGTTCACTATCAAACATGATAGGCAAATCACCAGCGCCAGGAGTGGTTACTAAAAAGTTAGACTCCTTAATTGCTGCGGCCTCGATAGCCTCTTTCGAATATACGTCAATATCCCATAGGTCTAGGTTTAAATCATACAGCCCGCCTGTTTTGGTAGAATGCAACTTTGCCTGCTCTGCCATTTCGCGGATCATACCATCGTCAAAACCTAGTTGATGAAGCTTCTTAGTATCAGTTCCTTTGATTAATGCAGTAGCAACACGATCACCGTATAAACTGCCAGCGATACCTTTGCCGAAGCTGTTCCAATGTTGAAAGCCTGTTAACTGCAAAGACTTGGTTGCAATAGCTGAAGCGTACTTGTCCATACTTGTCGCAGCGAATTGATCGTCAACCATCGTTATCTCTTTGATTCTAACCGACTGAGTTTTCTCTATTGACTGAGCAAGTGCGCTCATCTGGTCGTTAGATATACCGCTTAACTTAATCGACTTAGCATTAAAGTTTTTAGACAGAGCCTTAACGTAATTCTTACCCATGTTATAAGTCATTTGGCGAGCTACATCGGGGATAGATGATACCAATACATTACCAAGCATCGAGGCCACGTTAAATGCTCTTGCGCTTCGTAATACTGATATTAAATTCTTTTCTAATGGTGTAGCTATGCTAGGTGGTGGCACTTCATTCATTAACCTCCTAGCCATTACGTTTAAATCTCTAATGTCAGCATCATGACTCTTTTTAAGTTTTTGCAGTTGCTTATCTAGTGTTTTAGAGTCGCCACCACCCTCGATAGCCTTAGTGATTTTATCTGATTCAAGCTTAACCTTTTCAAGTAGCTTTGTTTCTAATTCACCTAACTTGTATGTGCCAAACTTTTCAGACATACGCGCTTTAGGTGCCATTGATCGCATGTAACCGTCCATCAGTGCGCGCCAATCTTTTACCAGATAGTCATTTAAGTATTCATCACGAATATCAACACGCTCTTTAGTTTGTGTCGGTATTTTAGAGCCGCCTTGATTGAAATTAATATCGCCAACCGTCAAATTAATGTCGCGGTTATATATCTCTCTTCCAATTTCATCCCATTCAGCTTCGGTTTTTGTTGGGGATGCTGGCAAACCCTCCTTTGCTGCTTCGGCGTCATACCTTACTTGCCTTTCTTTTAGTCCGTCAATCCAAGCTTTCTGATACCCTGCCGGATTATTACGGATGGCATTGATGTCTTTTCGGCGCGTCATATAACTGGCGGCTGTCTTTGTTTTAATTGGCTCGGGGTCGCCATCTTTATTTAATGTAAATGTACCCTCAACTTCTGCGGCTGCTGCACGATTCCATGTATCATCAATATGGACACGCAATTCTTTAGCTGCTTGTTGCACTAAAGCATTATCTGACACGTCACCGTTACGCATAGCATCAGCTAATTGAAAGTTAAAATCGTCAGTGGTGCCGCCAGCTTTAGCAAACTGCGCTTCAAGTTTAGACACTGATTGCTCACTAATGCCGTATTTAGCGTAATCAAGATTGATCAAACTCTCGACAGTGGTCGCGTTGACAGCATCGTCTTGTAATCTAAATTGGTTATCAACCATATCTTGAGCAGCACCACGAACGGCTTGGCTCTCACTTTGTAATGTACGCCCGATAGGTGATGCTTTAGTTGCGAACAATGCTACCTTAGTAAAAGGGTTTATTGTCTCCATAACCTTTTCACCCTTTGCCTGTGAATAATGCTGAACTTGAGCAGCACCAACACTTTTAGGTGCCTCATCTTTTAAATGAGCGCTTATCGCAGTGGTAACAATATCCTTTTCTGACTTAGTTAACTTAGCAATACCAGCACCTAACAGGCCATCGGCAATGGCACCTACACCAATATTAAACATTGACTCTTCAAGTGTTCGAGTTTCTTGCGCTGTATGTAGTGCCATTTCTTGAGCGCTTGATGCAACGGCACCAATCGCCATTGATTCGCCTGCAACTTTCCACATATTCGCCTGACCGTAACCAGGTAATATCATCATCGCCAGATTAATAGGGTCAGCGACACCAGCAGCAACGCTAGCAGCGACACCAAGAGCGCCACCGTTAGCCAGTGTATTCGCGTTTCCAATCTCTCGATTAATGTTCGCCTTGATCGTTGCTGTTGTTTGCGGATTGAAAGAATCACTAAAGGAATCAGCGTACTTTTCATAACCATCAATATCAGACTTACCATCTTCACCCTTATTAAATGGCGAGTATCCCTCAACATCAGGCACGTCGGGGCGCGGAGTTGCTGCCACTAGTGCCGATAATGCGTTAGTTTCCTCGAAGGCTGCTGTCCATATATCAAGCGTACTAGGCTCGATATCTGCAACCTCTTCGTTTCGCTTGGTAAACTTATCGTAAGTAGCCTTTTCTTGTGTGGCCCATTCCGTTTGGTCTTGTAAGTATGACCGAGTATAATTAGGCTTAGATACAGTTTGTCCAGGATTAAGGACGGTTGCATCTTCAGGATTGGCAATGGTTGATTCTGCTTTTTGATCGCCTACAAATATTTTCATAGTCCAATCGCCTCACCAAAACTTTTAGATAAAGGTTTTTCACTGCTAGCTTTTACGTTTTTAGCATAAGACTTTTGCATAGCCGCAGCCTTTTCCTTACGTGCTTTTACTCGAGCTTTTTCGGCTTCAATATCTTCTCGCTGTTTGATTGCATCATCAATAACTTTCTTCTGCTTAACTTCTTGATCTTTAGCTTGTGCATCCTGAATCTGTTGCGGGTCATAGTTAAACCTTTCAAGTAGTTCAATATTACCATCACCTAAATCTTTATAGGCCATGTAAGAAATATCATTACCAAGCATGTGTTGATTCTCAGTTAATTGGTCAGACTGAATAATAACATCATCGCCTAACTGTTTAACTATTTGCTTTCTGACTAGTTGGTCAGGTTGTTGTGGCATGTAAGGTAATACTTG